TCAAAACGTTCAGACGAGCACGCAGGACGGCAGGGCGAACCTGCTCCCGCTCATTCTCTGGGTTCTCCGCGACGGCACCACGACCGGCTTTTCAATGCTCGGGACCGTGCCAAACGTTTTCTTCACTAACGCCGTCGGGAACGGATTCTCGAATGCCGAGGAGTACGTCCTGGGCGGAGTCACCTACAAGCTCTTTCCAAATTTTTGTGTCGTGAAGCAATAAGGGAGCGATGGCAAACTTCGCAGGAGAGACGACTGTTTTCCCCGGACGGCTGGACCCGGTGAACCGCTCGACGGACATCGTCGCGGCAGTGTTCGCGGGGACGCTCCTTCTAAGTCTCGGAACATTCCCATTGCGGGTTAGTCGCGGGGTCCCGGAGCCAGTTGTTTCCGTCTCGCACCGCAACATCTCCGGCCAGCGCATCGAGCTATTTGGAGGCCAGCTTTTCGAGAAGATCATCGTTATCCCGCGCGTGAAGGCGCTCGGGTTCGTTCTCTCCGCCACGCAGTTCGCCGTCGAAGTGTGGAACACTTTCCGCGACAAGGATCAAACGCTCTCTTCCATCACCATCACGGGGACTGGAGGATTGACGCTCTCCGATCCTTACGGCGAGCCGCTCCTCTATGCGGCGCTTGACTCACGTATCTATCAGGCGACGGTCCCGAGCGCCGGAGCCGCGCAGATCAACCAGGATGTGGCGTTCACTTTCGTCAGCGGCTTCCCCGGCGCGGACATGCAGGTCACCGGTTCCCGCATCACGTTCTTTTCCGTCGCACCCGATTGGAACGAAGGGATGGAGGAGTCGCTCGAATATCTGACCGACGTGCTCCGCGCGTATTCCGATTTCGAGCAGCGGCGCGGACTGCGCCAGCTTCCCCGGCGCGCCATGCGCTACCGCGCGCTGACGCTGAACGCGCGCGATGCCGCTGGCCTCGAGTCGCTCATCTGGGGATGGCAGAACCAGCCATATGGCGTCCCGTGGTGGCCGGACGCGCAGCCGCTGCTGTCCGATGTGGCCATCGGCAGCTTCACGATCCCCGTCGATACCGCGGACCGCATGTTCGCCGCCGGCGGACTGGTCGCGATCTGGGTTGACGAGTACACGTTCGAAGCGCTCTCCGTCGTGAGCGTGGCGGCGCATGCTGTCACCGTCTCTTCCCCGACGCAGTTCGCGTGGAAGGCCGGTCCGGGAACGCGCGTGATCCCGGTGTTTCTCTGCAGGCTCCCAGGGGCGGTCGACGTCTCCCGCCACAGCAGCGAGATTGACCAGGTGGACGTGAACTTCATCGGCGAGGCGGCTCAGGTAGCGCCGGCGCCGGCAGCGACTCCGGCACAATTCAAAGGTTTTGACGTGCTGGAAATTCCGCCGAATTGGGAAAAGACGCCGCTCCGGCGCAGCTACAAGCGTTCGATGGTGACCATCGATCCGAAGGTGGGACTCATCGAAGTCGTGGACAAGGGCGGCACGGCGCTCGTGGGCCAGGAGTTCCCCTGGTGGTTGGATACCCATCCGAGCGTCACCGCGTTCCGCGCATTCATCCTCCGGCGGTTCGGCCAATTGGTACCTTTCTGGATTCCGACCTGGGATCAGGACCTCGTGCTCTTTCAGGACGTGGCATCCAGCGACACGGGGATCAGGATCAAGTCCGAGTTTTATAGCCGGTTTTTCTTCCCGACGCCGGCGCGCCGCTTCATCGCCTTCATCCCGATGGACGGCTCCGGCAACGTATACGGAAAAATCACCGGCGCAATCGACAACGGCGATGGCACGGAGAACCTCACGCTCGAGGCGGCTCCAGGGAAGAACTTCCCGCAGAGCACCACCATGATTTCGTTTCTCACGCTCGCGCGGCTGGCGTCCGATTCCGTTTCCATCAAGTGGGATAGCTCCGAGCACGCGGAGTCGATCCTCACGCTTCAAGAAGTCCCGAGGGAACTCCCTTGAGTTTTGACGCGCTGGAAAAATCCGGGTTCGGTGCGAAGCCTTATGAGCTCTATCTCTTCCAGGGTACGGGCATCTCTTTCGCGCTGACGAGCGCTGAAAAGACCATCACCTACCTGGGCGAGAACTACGTTCCAGCGACGATCACCAGGACCGAGGCGGAGCATTCCAACGAAGTCGTTTCCGGGCAGATCAAGATTTTCATTCCCAAGGAACACCCGCTCGCGCAACTGCTTATCCCCTACCTGCCATCGGCTCCGATTGCCGTCACCGTCTACGGCTCCCACTATTCGGACACTGAGACCGTGGTGCTTTTCACTGGCGTCATCGCCTCCGCGCGCTTCACCGACCAGTGCGAACTGACTTGTAACTCCGCAACCTACCTGCTCCAGCGGAAGATCCCGCAGCAGCTCTATCAGGCTCCCTGTTCGCACATTTTCGGCGACGCGGGATGCGGAGCGGACCTCGTGGCGCACACCTATAGCGGCACGGTGACCGCCATCGATTCGACGGGGACGGTGCTGACGATCCCTGCGTTCACTTCGCTCCCGGATTCGCTGAAGGCGGGGTACCTGAAGTTCGGGAGCGACTTCCGCATGGTGGTCGCGCACTCCGGCAGCGCAGTAACGATCATTTCGCCAATTCCTGGAATGACCGCGGGGGCGGCCGTGCATGGAACGGCCGGCTGCAATCTGGACTTTGCGACCTGCTCGCACTACGGGAGAACTATCTCATTTCTTGGTTTTGACCTTATCCCAACAGTGAATCCTTTTGACGGTTCGGCGAGCATCGGGTGAGGAGGACATATGCGCGCTCTTGATTTGCGGGGAAGAAGATTCGGAAGGCTTTCCGTTCTTAGACACGCGGGCACAACTTTGCACGGTACTCAGCGATGGTTCTGTCGCTGTGATTGTGGAACGACAAAAAGAATCGAGACCGGCAATCTAACCAGCGGGCGGACGAGGAGCTGTGGATGTTTGAGACATGAAGGAACGCACGTCATGCAGCATGGGCATAAAAGAGGCTCCCTGACCTCTCCTGAGTACCGGTGTTGGGTGGGCATGCTCCAGAGATGCAGGAATCGACGAAGAGAAAACTGGAAGTACTACGGCGGCCGGGGTATCAGGGTTTGCAAGCGGTGGAGGAAGTCCTTCCTCGCTTTCTTTCGCGATATGGGGCGACGTCCACAAGGAAAATCAATCGACCGGCGAGACAACGACGGGAATTACACGCCATCGAATTGCCGATGGGCGACGCCACTTCAGCAGAGCAGAAATCGGCGACAACGCGCGCGCGCGTAGAAAGGCGGTGGACTTTCTTCTGGCTGTTACTACTTTTGTTTGTGGCTACAACGGTAGTTGGAGCCCTCCTTGCCCCACATCCGAGGGGTCCGCAGCCGTCTGCCCTGGGTGACTTTAGCGTTCCTACTGCCAGTGAAGGGCGAGCAATTCCTGTCGTTTTTGGCACGGTGATTATCAAGGGCGGGAACACCGTGTGGTGGGGGGATCTGCGGTCTGTGGCGATCCGAGTCGGCGGAGGAATTCTCGCTTTCGGCCGCTCGCAAATCACCGGATATCGCTATTTTTTGGGCTGCCAATTCATGCTTTGCCACGGTCCGGTCGACGCGCTCGTGGACATTCAGGCGGACGTAAAGAGCGTAGCGCGCACCACGACCACGATTCTGAACGGCGGTGGGAGTGAGAACTACATCCAGGTCAACGCCAACGCGCCGAATCTTTTCGGCGGAACGGGTCCGGGCGGCGGCGGCGGCATCTCCGGGACCATCAATTTCTACCGCGGTCTCGACACGCAGCAGCCGGACTTTTATCTCAGCGAAAAGCAGGGGCGCATCGTCCTGAATCAGTCTGGCATCGGCTACACATTCAACGGCACAGGCAATGGGACGATGACCGCGGAATCCGCCGGCGTCTCGTCTCTCGACGAAACGATCACCATCACGGCCGTCGGCATCGACACAAACCCGACTCACTCCACTTTCCAGAAGATGAAATTCACCGTCTCGGGTTCGGTGTCCGGCTCGCACAACAATAGCGTCGCGAACCTCGAAGGCTCGAACTCCTGTTGGGCGGACCAGGCGTTTTCCTGCTCGGTGATCAACTTCACGATCACGACCGGCTCGACGCAGTACGCGATTGGCGACGTGTTCACCGTCATCACGGGGCATTCGCACGTCGCTCCCGCCTACCGCCGGCTCTGCTATGCGGTGTTCCAGCAGCTTTACGTCGGGACGTCCAATTACGTCAAGCCGCTCGGGTTCGTCGTGCGGCGCTGTCCCGATCCGCTCTCGCAAGGAGGAGGAGTCGCCAACATCAGCGGGGACGCGAACCCCGCTCTCGCGGTCTATGAACTCCTGAACAACATCGATTACGGACTCGGCATTCCCGGCGCGCGAATCGATGCCACGAGTTTCTCGGCCGCGGCGGTCACGCTCGCTTCCGAAGGTCTCGGCATCTCCATGCAGTTCGACACCCAGGCGAGCGCCGACCAGCTCATCGGCGAAGTGCTCCGGCATTGCGATGGCCTGCTGTACACCGACCCGGCGACGGGTCTCTGGACGATCACGCTCGCGCGCGGAGGCTACGATCCCACGCTGCTCCCGGTCCTGACCGTCGACAACGTCCTGGCCACGCCGGATTTCTCCCGCGGCTCCTGGAGCGAGACCACCAACCTAGTAGGGATTCGCTTCGCGTCGCGCTCGAACAATTTCAACGACCGCCTCGTGAAGGCGTACGACGCCGCGAACATTTTCGTCACCGGGGAGGTCCGTCCGCAGACCATCGACTTCAAGGGGATCAGTTCGGAGACCGCCGCGGCGCTCGTGGCCATCCGCGTCCTGAAGACGCTCACCTATCCCCTCTCGAAGATCAAGCTCGTGGCGAACCGCACCGCGTGGCAGTTCCGCCCAGGCGGTCTCTTCCGGTTCACGTGGGTCCCGCTCGGAATCATCAACCAGGTTTTTCGGATCACGCGCATCGGCTATGGCGAACTGACCGACGGGAAAATCAGCATCGACGCCGTCGAGGACATCTTCGGGATCAACAGCGTTGCGTTCGTCGCTCCGCCGTCCTCGGGATGGGTAAACCCCGTCGGTGCACCGGCTCCTAATTCGCACGAGCGAATCATGGAAGCTCCGATGGACATCCTCGCAGCGGACGGATTGCCCACTACCTCCAGCACTCGGATGGTCATGGCGATGGCGTCCCACGCGGCCGGCATCGCTATGAAAAGCTACGAAGTCTGGCGCGATGATGGTGCGGGGTACATCGACGCTGAAATCCAGGGCCCGCCTTGCCCTTGGGGAAAACTGACAGCAGCTTATCCGGTAGCGACGGTTGCGAACGATCCGGTTGGTTTCACGCTGGACGGTGCGACGGGCATCGACCTTGACCTGCTCGTATCGTGCTCGACAGCGGACCTCTTGAATGGCACGAATCTAGCGCTGCTCGACGACGAGATCATCGGTTGGCAAATCAAGACCGCGAACCCGGACGGTTCCTATTCGTTCACGGGAATCCTGCGCGGTTTGATGGACACCGTCCCGGTCGACCATGCGGCGAACGCTCCGGTGTTTTTCTTTTCCGTCGGCACCGTTCCGGTCTCGGCTGGCGGTTTCGCCGACGGCCAAACCGTCACCGTGAAACTGCTACCGCAGAATTCCGTTGGCATTCTGCCCATCGGCTCCGCGACCGCGCAGGTGCTCACAGTGGGAAATCCTTCGCGGCAGGAAGAACCCTACCCACCGGGCAACGTCAGGATGCAGGGCGCGGCGTATGGCACGCGCTACACGACCATCGTCGGACCCCTCACGATCACTTTCAGTCCCCGCAATCGCGGGCAGGCGGGCATACGGCCACTGATGCTGCAGGATGACGCCGGCATAACTGCGCCGCTCGGCTCAGGTACGCAGGCAACTCTAACAGTCGTCGGCGGCTCGGGCGGCGGAGGAGTGGTGACGTCTCCGTATGTCATCACGGGTGACGACCGTCTCCCGTTGGGAGGCGGTCACAATGCGTTGACGGTTCAACTGAAGCAGTTTCTAACGATTGGTGTGGTGACATTTCAGTCGATACAGCAGCAGCGTCTCGACGTGATCTTCACGGGTTTTGGATTTTGTTTCGGGGAATATTTTGGAGGGATACAAGCCTAATGCCAGTCTCCAACGGACCGAATCTCGGGGTCATGATCAATGCGTTGACGGGCGACGCTTTCCCCGTCGACTTCAGGAAGCTACTCCGCGCGATTGATGTCTTGCTGCAGGGCGCGGTGATTTCGAAGACGCTCACCGCTCCTCCAGGCTCGCCGGCGAACGGCGACCGTTACATCATTGGCGCGAGTCCCACAGGTGCGTGGGCGGGGCAGGCGAAGTCCATCACCGTGTGGACGACGGACAATCCGACGACTCCGTCCGGGTTGTGGGAATTCTATCCGCCAAAGGCCGGCTGGCTCGTCTACAACGTCGCGGACACGACCGTCTACACCTACAGTGGCTCCGCGTGGGTTGCTCTGGCCGGAGGCGGCGGCGGGGCCACGGCGTTCACCGGACTCACCGACGTTCCGGCTTCCTACTCCGGCGCCGGCGGAAAAACCGTCAGGGTCAATACCGGCGCGACGGCTCTGGTGTTCACAACAGATGGGTACGACGTAGATACCTTCGTTCCAGGGCTCGGCTCAAATAACCAGATCCTGCGCCGCACCAAGCTCACGCGCGCGGTGACGTTTCCGGCAAGCGCCACGCTCTCGCAGGCGACGGCATCCGCCGCTGCGACGGGATCGACGACCTTCACGCTGAAGAAAAACGGCACGTCTTTCGCGACGGTGAACTACGCGGCCTCCGCCTCGAGCGGAACCTGGACGCAGGCGTCCGATGCCGTTTTCGCCGCAGGCGATCTTCTCGAAATCGACGGGCCGGCGACGGCGGATGCGACTCTCAAGGATGTGGGAATTACGCTCGCGGGGATTCGCTCCTAATGCTGACCGTCGCCTACATCGGAAAGGCGGGCACGAGCGGAGGGAACTCCTCCATCTCTCTGTCCTCGTACAATCAACCAGCGGGCGAGACGATTGTCATAGCGACGGAAATCTACGACCCCAGTACCAGCGGAGCGCTTCTCACAAGCATCACCGACACCGCGGGAAACACATACCTCCCTATTTTTGCCGGACACGGATTTTCGACCGGCGGGACGGTCTGGGACCAGCTCTGGTACTGCGCGAATTGTCTCGGCAACGCCGCAAACGTCGTGACGGCTAACTACGGCAGCGCGGCGAACTACTGCACGATGGCCGGCTACCACTTGGGCGGCGACACAAACATCGTGCCGGACGTTTCAAATACCAACAATGGTCTCTCCGCGGCGGGAGCGTCGGCAAGCTACACGACCTCGTCCGCCGATGAGGTCTTGATCGCTTTCATTTCGACGGTCTCCGGTGCCTTGTCGGCGAGTGCGGTAGACAGCAGCTACACGCTCGACGATGGCGCGATCCAGGGGAACGGCACGAACCTTACCGGAGTCGCGAGCCTGGTCGTTACGAGCATCCAGACGGCGCAGCACGTCACCTTCACGAACACCAACACCAATTGGAATGTGATTTTTACTTCGTTCGCGCATTCCGCTCCTCCGCCAGCGGCATCGCAGCCGGTAGTCTGCACCATGCAGTGAAACCACATGGAGAACCGGGACATGAACGGGAGAATGAAGGAAGCCAAAACAGCGGAGGCCAGAATAGCGGCCGTTGCACGCTCTCTGACGTTGCGAATGCAGAAAGGTCTCGACGACCCGGAGAAGCTCAAGAACGTTCCCGACTACGCCGACTTCCGCGTGGCTCTCCACCCATACATCGAAAGGGAATTGCTGCTCGCGAGAATCGACGAGGCCAGAAAGACGGCAGCGGCGCAGATCACCAGCCGCGTGAAGGAACTCGCGCTGCAGCTCGCGGAATGCGAGATGCGGCTGCCGGAGAAGGACCGCCTGTGAATCTGCCGATCCAAACGTCCGGCGAGTGGCGAGAGGAGCGGCTCTACGTCATGCGGACGATCGAGGCGATGCAGGAGGAACTTCGAACGCAATCCATCGCGGCCGCGGTTTTGCGCGAGACGCAGATGGCCAAGGCGCAGAAGGATATCAACTTTGCCCACGACCGAATCCGCACTCTCGAAAGCGCGAGGTCGCTTCTGCGGATGAAAAATTGGATCATGACCGCTGTCCTCTCTGCGCTCGTGACCGTGCTCTTCGAACTGCTGAAGCCGCTGGTGCTGAGGTACTGGCATCTATGAACTTCCCGCTCTCGCCGGAAATCATCTCTGCGATCCTCGCGCCTTACGGTCCGCTCGAGAACGTCCGCGCGAACTGGCCGCTCGTGGAGGCGGCTCTCGACAGGCGCTCCGTTTACTCTCCGCTTTCCGGCGTTGCGGCGATCTCCACCATCGCCGTCGAGACCGGCAGGTTCTCTCCGATAAAGGAGCAGGGCGGTCCGACCTATCTCACGAACCTCTACGAAAACAGGAAGGACCTCGGGAACTTGAATCCCGGCGACGGCGTGAAGTTCCGCGGCCGCGGATTCGTCCAGATCACCGGACGCGACAATTACGCGCACTTCGGAGCGGAGATCGGCCGGGACCTCGAGGGGAACCCCGACCTGGCTCTGGACCCGTCCGTTGCGTCGGACATCCTCGCGCTCTACTTCCACGAGCGCCACGTCCACGTCTACGCGGACCAGCAGAATTGGGAGATGGTCAGGCGCCGAGTGAACGGCGGTCTCACCGGCTGGCCGCGTTTCATCGACGCCGTCACGAAACTCGTCACCGCTCTCAACAATCCCCCGCCGGCGGCGGGAATTTCACAGGAGGTCTTTCCAACATGAACATCAATTCGGCAGAGAACTCTCTCGCAAAGTACCACTTGTTTCATTTTGTAGTCGGCGCGGTCCTCGCGGCGATCTTGCTGCTGATTCCGAAAACGGCCGGGGTGCTGCTGACTCTTTTTTTCGTGGCGATGTTTCTGCCGGCGGCGATTCTTCCCGTCGAGTTCCCGCAGAACAGATGGCTGGACCGCGGAGCTCTCTTGCTTGGAGGAGTAGCCGTGGGCCTGCTCTTTCTCTTTCTGCACAAACTCTGAGGTGCTCAGATGGAATGGCTACGGGGTCTCTCGCACCGAATCCTCCAGATCACCCACGGGAGGACGACGGCATTTTTTATCGCGTTCTTTTTCGCCGGCCACGCGATGGCGTGGTTTGGGAAGCTCACCCTGGTGTACGTGAGTTTCATGGGGACGCTCGGAGGCCTCGTGCTCGGGCATTCGATCAAGGAGGACTACGTGGCGATGAAGAACGGTCCCCCGCCGCCGGGAGGACCGGATGCTAACCCTCAGACATAAGCTCGAAATCGCCGGCGCGATCCTCGCGCTGCTCGTCATCGGCATCGTCTACCGCGCGTGGCTCGCCGACCATGAGGAACGCATCAAGCTCAAGGCCACGCTCGACGCGCAGAACCAGGTCCTCGCGGATGCCGGGAAGCGCGAGGCGGCGCGCGAGGCGGCTCTGAAGGATTCGCTGGCGCAGCTCGAGGACCTCAAAAAACGCACACAGACCCCCGCACAGGTGATTCAGGCGCTCCCCCAGGTGCTTCCCCTCCCCCAACCGATTACCATCTCGCTCCCGGCGGCGCTGGCGCAGGGCGACCCCAAGCTCGCGGGTGTCCAACCCGGACAGACCGCCACGATCCCCGCGGCGGACTTGAAGCCGCTTTTCGACTTCGCGGCGACGTGCAAGGAATGCCAGCAGAAGGTCATCGCGCTCCAGCAGGACAAGGCCGACGATGCCGTGAAGATTGGCGCGCTGGTGAAGGAGCGCGACGCGGCCGTCACCGCGGTGAAGGGCGGCACGAAGTGGCAGCGCATCAAGCGCGCGGGGAAATGGTTCGCCATCGGCGCCGGAGCCGGAGCCGTGGCGCTGAAGGCCTCCGGTCACTGATGGACCTGAAACAGAAACTCGAATCGGTCCTACACCGCATCCGGCAGAGCCGCCGCGAATTGAGTCTCTACCCGGATGTTTTCCAAGCGAGCGAGAACCTCAAAACCGCCGAGGCCGACCTGGCCGCGATCATCTCCGAAATGTTCCCCCAGGATTCAACTACCTCATAGATAAACCATCGCTTGAACTGTCGCGTTAGAAGTTATCGGGGACAAAACCGGTACGCCAGAGCTACAATGGCCGCAACTATGGCCTCGAAAATCAGGGACCGCATCGTAGCGAATGCGATCAAGTGCTTCGCAGCGGACGGCTACCACGGCGCATCGACGCGGACAATCGCGAAATGCGCGGACGTCACCGAGGGTTCGCTCTTCCGGCTGTGCTTGTCCAAGGACAAACTATTCGCCGAGGCTCTGGCTCTGGCGCTGGCTGCCAAGTGCGACCGGCGCGCGCATTTTCGCATCGCGGCGTTCGCTGTTCTTGAGCGAAAAGGACTCAGCAGGACGAACCGCAAGGCGCTTGTGCATCTCGCGGCACGCTCACCGATCATCATGCAACTGCTCTCCCTGTCGAAATAAAATTTTACAATTCTCCGAATCCCGCTCTGCTTGCACATCGTAGCGCTTGCTCCGATATGCGGTCCCGAGTTTATGTTGACTTTCTTAACTGAGTGAGAGTACAGTCCCACCTCTGTTCGGTAACGAACAAAACATCAGGGGAAGTCCCCTCCCTTGAAGGAGGAAGGTATTTCGCGTGTCTCATCAACCCGGTCTTGTGGAAGCGTTGTTCGAAGTGGGGAAGCAGCGTCAGGCGCTCCTCGGCAATCTCAGGAAGGCGTTCGAGAGCAACGACCTCGAAGGCGTTCTGACATATTCTGACCGCATCTTTATTCCGTTAAACCTCTGAAAACAAAGGGAGAACCTCGTGGGCAGGAAAACGGAAGAGCAGTCCAAGTTCGACAAATTCGTTCGCGGTTTCGGCGTGGAGGAACTCGCGCGCCGCCTGGAGATCAATCCCTCCGCGATCTACCACTGGCTCCGCGGCAAGAACATCCCCGATCCGAAGAACGCGATCAAGGTGCAGAAGCTCGCCAAGCGCCGCGGCGTCGAGCTCTCCCTGGATGAAATCTATCAGCCGTCCCGCGAGGTCCGCACAGAGACCTCATCCATGAAACCCCAACACGCGCGCGTCTGACGCGGTCCACAAAGGCCGAAATTCACGAGGAGGAAAGCGACTCGGAATGCTCAAGTCGGGACAAATCGAAAAGCACCCCGGAGTCTACGAGAAGCATCGGGACTCCGGCATCTGGTGGATTTCGTTCACCGATGCCGAGGGCGCGCGCCGCCGGGAGAAGGCCGGGAAGTTCCTGGCGGCGCTCGACCTTCGCCGCACGCGGCTCCTGCAGGTCGAACGCAACGAGCCGATCCCGCGCGGGCATAGGCGCGTCTGGACGTTCGCGAAGCTCGCGGCGGAAAACATCAGGTTCAAATCGGCGAAGCTCCGGCCGCTCTCCATCGCGACCGACAATTCCCGGCTCGCGATGCTCCTGCCGCTCATGGGCGCGGTCCGCATCGACCGGCTCACTCCTGCGCGCATCGACGAACTCCTGGCGCAGGTCGCCTCCGGCCGCAGCGGGTCTACGGTGAATCGCTACCGTTCCTTCATCAGCTCGTGCTTCACGTTCGCGATGAAGCGCAACCTCGCGCAGTCGAACCCCTGCACGCGCGTGTCGCGATGGAAAGAGAACAAGGCGCGCACGCGGTATTTGCTCGACGACGAGCAGGAGCGTCTCGTGCGCGTGTTGAAGGGCGATCCGGCCGAGCATCACGAGTGGGAGTTCTGGCTCGCGGTCCGAACGGGGATGAGGAAAGGGGAGCAGTTCCACGCGAAGTGGGCGAACGTCCACGCCGACGAGGGGTTTATGACGGTGAATGGCAAGACCGGGGAGCGGCATGTGCGGCTGAACAAGGACGCGAAAGAGATGCTCGAAAAGTTCCGGACGATCACCGGCGAGCAGGAGTTCGTAATCCCCGACGCCAACGGAGGAGCCAAGCGCGACACGCGGCACTGGTTTCGCGACGCGCTCCGCGAAGCCAAGGTCAAAAACTTCCGCTGGCATGACCTGCGGCATTCCTTCGCTTCCCGTCTGGTGATGGCTGGTGCCGATCTCCGCGCCGTGCAGGAACTGCTCGGGCACTCGTCGCTCGCTCAAACCGAGAAATACGCTCACCACTCGAAGGAGCATTTGCAGCGTTCGGTCGAGAAAAAGGAGCGCAAGTCATGAATTCGCTCAAGGTGAAGCCGTGTTGTGGAAGCCGATAGAGATCCCGTTTCCACTTCCCGAGGCGACGCTCGCTCGCTTCTGGGAGCGGGTC